CCCAGCTTGGGCATTCCGCCCAGTCTCACTCTTAAATGAGTGAGACCCACCTCGTCGTGATGCGGACGGACGAAGGACGTCCCGCACGTCTGAAGCTATCCCTTTCCAGAGGCTCATCGCTTCTGTTGAGGAAGAACTTCATCAAGGCGCCGTGATCTTCCAGGTTTGAAACTGGAATTTCCGCGGACACGACACACCCCTTGAACACGGGGGTATGCAAAGTCCGACTCGTGCGAACGTCCCCACTAATGGGGCCATGCACGTGGCGACCGAGAGCTGGACTGCCAACTGGAACTTCTGGATAGATAGGCAAAAGCCTACCGACCAGTCGATCCAGCCAAGCGACCGAGCCCTCACAACCAATTGCGAACAACTGATTGCGAAGGGAGACCGCCGAGACAATTTCCAGGACGTGCGCGCGTGATTGGGGGAGTAACTTCCGGACGCGTACAGGGGTAACCCTGGCGCCCATGAAGAAGTCCCCGCCACAGGACTCACGGAAATTTCCATCCGTGAAGGACTTGTGACGATTCACTCTCAGGCCAAAACCTTCAAGTGAGGCAATCACGCCAGGAGCGAATTCCACGGGGACGATGATATCATCCCCATAGACGCGCACCCGACCAGCTAGGCTCTTGACGAGCTTCGCTGTCACAGGGGTGTTGAGCTGCTGTGCAATCGACATGACGACGATGGTCGTAAAGACCATGGCCTCAAACGGAAAGCACAGAGCTGAACCCATGGATGCGAACTTGGCGAGGGGTACAACCCCATAGCCAGGCACATCGGCCTTCGTTGACCTACAAGCCTGTACAGCCCCTGCTAAATGGGGGTGCAAGGCAGTGAGGGCAATTACATGCCGATTCGAGACACGATCGGAAGCCTCGCTCAGATCGAGCGTTGCCAGGGTCCCGTCAAGGGATCCTCTTCTGGCCATCTCCTGATTAGGGATTTGGTCTGTGAAGCCGATGAGGGGCGAGAGGAGTTCATCCCTCTCGATTCCCTCCACGATCACCTCCATGAGAGCCTGCTGTGCATACTGCATGCAAGCAGGTTCAATGGCGATGATTCGAGGGGTCTTGAGCGTCTTGGGAACTGTGATGACCCTAACAGGCATCTCGTCCCCGGGTTCGACGATGTTCACGGAGTCTAGAACTTCCCAATACCGTTGATTCGGCAGAAGGAAGTCCAGTACTGGGAAGTACTGGTCTAGACGCTGGGTCCAATGCATCCGGTTGTATTTGTCGTTTCCGACAAGCCGGTCTGCAGTAGCCCCAGGTCCATGCTTCGGAAGGATATCGCCTTCGTAGACTTTACCGTCTACGCGTGCGAAGAGCCCCGAAAACAGGACCCTGGCTGACCGAGAGAATTCCGCCTCTTGAAGGTGGAATGTCGTGTCAGCCTTACGAACATCATGCTCACACCTGATGTATCCATCGATCGCAGCAGCGACACGCTCTTCAGAGCAGTCGATGCCGACCTTACCAAATGCCATGCAAAACTGGCGGATGGCTCGGATAGCATCGATCGAAGGGACATCAAGCAACACACCAGTGCACGGATCGAACACAAGGCGAAGGAAACCCCCAAGAAAACGGGGGAGACCGCCTGTACGGGAGAATCCCGTAAACAGGTCGTCGCCTACACGGCCATGAGCAAGAGCTTCTTCGAAGTCCTTGCAAAATGCCGGGAGGGTTATCGTCAGAAACGATATCCCCTCATGTTCGACACGGCTCGCGACCGTTTTATGGTCACGAGGGGCGCTCACTCCACACCACTTCCCGACATCGTCGAGAAGCACATGCGAGAACGCGATCAGGCTTTTCATCTCCGGCCCCCTTAAATGGGAGTTCAGGGATCCTCAGCCAGTAGCTCAACGCAGGCTCAGCCTGCGCGCCGACCCGTCCCAGTCTTGGGACGGGTACCCCACAGGAGAGCAGCCACGATTGCGATCCCAACAGGGACCATCGTGATGAAAGCGATGACAGCCATCCCCAAAAGGACGGCATCCATCGCGATCAGTTCTCGCCTCCAACCAGCTTGGCAGCGTTAGCACCAGTGTTGGCGCTAAGCCAAGTTGCGATCGACAGGAGGAGCTCCTTCTGCTCTGCAGCAGAGAAGCCCGCCTGAGGGACGTCGATGACGACGTAAGCCGACGCGGAAACGCGAAGGTTCACGCCGCTAATCAGCGGGTCCACAGCGATCTTGGTGGAGGTAACACGTGCCGTACGGCGGTTCCGCTTCCCGTAGTTGTGGGAGACGGACAGCTGAACGGTACCGTCGTCCTTAGTATAGGACGACGCGTTAGGACCGACGCTCGTTCGCGGAAGCGACTGAGCGGCGGAGTTAACGGTGACGGACTGCGGGTCGGCGAGAGCCATGGCAACATCCTCGACTTGTCTGGGACTATGAAGTTGTCCTAGATGGGACTCTACAACGGGTGTTGCAGAGCTGGTGCAGTCGGTGGTTAGACCGCTACACCCTTACCCTTGGTGATACCAAGGGCAAGTAGGATAGCCCACTGAGAATCCTTAAGGGTTCTCAGGTCTACCCCGAATCCGTAAGGCGTCGACCGGACACGCTCTTTGCGCTCACTCCTGAGCGTAAGTGACGATGCCGGTATGGTCGTACCACCAACAGAAGTTCGTTGGCCGACCATGTACGTCTCCTCTTTCACAGTATGTGACATGAGGTAGCCGTACCGAATGACGAGGCTGTCTTCGGACAAGCGAGTGGCCGTCTTTAAGGCGGTACCAATGTTCGCTTGCCAGTCGATCAGCCAAGACCAAGGCGCGAGTTCCCAAAGAACGTCAGGCGAGAGCCTGGCGCCCAAGAGCACGTTGGCACGAGCGGAGAAGCTCTCAAGCTTGGACATCACCGACGAATCGGTGGGAATCCAGTACGAGAAAGCACCGCTGAACCAAATGGACCTCTCGGTCCGTGTGATCTTGTCGACCTTGGGATCGTTGCCATACGACTTCATGATATGCGAGTCCACGCCGTTATACGGGCCATATAGGCCGTAGAACGACGCCTCCGCATTCGTGATAGTCGTCGGGAAGGCAAAACGACGCCGGACTACACGTCCGTTGTCGCGCTGCAACTGAGCCAGGATTTTGGACTGCCTCTGCAAAGAGGAAGCAATCTTCCTGATATCAGACAGGAGAGGGGCCACACCAAATTCCCAGTTGAGGAACTCGTCCGCAGAACCCGTGATAGGGTCCTTACGTCGAGACACCTCTTTGAGAAGAGCGTGGCCTGGAACCTGTGGCAGAGCTTGTCTAAGCTCTGCAACAGCCTGTGCAGCACTTGCCTGTGGCGCGGTTGGGGCAGTCTGATTGATTGCCCGCTGACCGTAGGACGCAATCTCCGATGAGGAGAGAGGTGGAATAGTGGGATAGCTGTTAACAGCTGGCCCGTTTTCCACCTGCGTCTTTGGTACCAGAGGACCACGATAGAACATCCTAGCGCTTCCGTTGAGATCGCCCACAACATACATGTTGGGGCAATGCAACTCGACGCTAGTTCTAGTCGTGGAGAACTCGTGACCCTTGTCCCACTTAGGATCAAAGGTCTTGAAGCCGTTGCGTGTAACACGCAGGTCGTCTTCAGTGAGTTCATCTGATGTACCCGCCACCCCGTTCCGCCCTGTGCGGAACGAGACCGTCTTCTGACTAGGTAGCGAGCTCACGATGTCGATCGTCCCAGTTCCACCGGGACTCCCGATGTCGCCGAGCTTGTACGTCAAGGTAGGCAGTGGAAACTGCCTAACTTGCGTAACATAGCTACCAGTCATGACTTGGTCTTCCTTTCGGATGGATTGATCGTGTGAAAGACTCAGAGCTCGGAGCTGGGTACACTGTTACCCTCCGAGATTGAGTCAGTGTGTGGCAGGCTTGAAGCCTGGGGTTGAGTGAGCCCAAGGGCGCCCTTAAC